TCTAAACTATCATCATGAACACATTTTACACCGGGATTATAGAAGATATTAACGATCCTAAAATGTTAGGGCGCGCACGCGCAAGGGTTATAGGGGTACACAATCCGGATAAAGTAGAATTACCCACGGAATATTTGCCGTGGGCCATGGTTTGTCAACCCGTCTTTAGCGCGGGAAAAGACGGTGTTGGCTTAAACCATGTCGGATTTGTCGTCGGCACAACAGTTTTAGTTACATTCAAAGACCCTAATACATTACAAGAACCGATTATAATGGGAACAATACAGGGCCAATCTAGCGAAACAGAAACAGATTTAGGATATCTAGCAACTAATACACACACGGATAGAACTGTTGTAAAATCAAAACGCGATAATGTATATGTAAGTCCTGATCCAAGTGAACAGCGCGCATGGGGCGAACCGGCTACCCCGTATAATCCGCAGTACACAAAAAACACTGTACTGCAAACTAAATCCGGACACATAATTGAACTAGATGACACAGAAGGGTCTGAAAGACTGCACATATATCATAAATCAGGTGCGTTTGTTGAAATTCATCCTAGCGGTAAATTAGTTATAAAAGCCGTTGATGATTCATTTGAAATATGCAGAGCATCTAAATACAAAAGCGTCAAAAATGATGATCACTCAACAATATCCGGCGATAAAATTGACGAAACACTAGGTAATGTTGAAGAATATGTCGGCGGGAATAAAACTAACAAAATAAACGGAAATCTAACTGTTAATATAACCGGGGACGTTGATGTTAATGTAACCGGTGATTATCGAATAACCTGCGGCGGCAACTTCGGTGTAGCCGCATCAAGAATAGACTTAAATTAACATGCCGACGTATATAGATTACAACTTGACATTTGCAACACATCCTGTTAAAAAGGACCTATTCCTAAATCTTGATGCTAGGGCAATATCAAAATCAATACAGAACATCATAAACACAAATCACTATGAAAAAGTGTTTCTTAGCGGCTTCGGATCAAATATAAAGGCACTGTTATTTTCTATGAACGATGTTCAAAGTGCATCATTAGCGAAATTAGAATTGAGCACCGTATTAGAACGATGGGAGCCGAGAATAAAGATTAGTGATATAGTAGTTGAATATGACCCGGATTCATACATACTATCTGCTGTTATCGTATATTCGTTATTGAATAATCCTGCTGCATTATATAACACACAAATTAGATTTGAGGTTACTTAACAGTGAAATTATTTTCTGCTTGGTTAAAAACATTTCATCCTAAATTAGATCATGAAGGTAATAGGGTAAAAATTGAAAATCCGACGACAAAATCATCTGAAGATACTTGGCACGACCCGTCAAAGACAGCGACGTTTACACCAAATTCAATTACACCAAATGATATCAACGGAACAAGAATCAAAGCCGCATCGGCGCCAGACCATGAATCAATCACAGAAATAGATGAACCTAAGCTAACTGCTAATAAAAAGGTTTCTACAGGGATTATAATGATAGAACCCGATAATAGGGTCTGGATACATGAGCCGACAAATCACTTCGGCGGATATGAACACGCATTTCCTAAAGGAAAATTAGAACCCGGATTATCAATGCAACAAAACGCGGTGAAAGAAACACATGAAGAAACCGGCTTACACGCACAAATAACAGGACACTTAGGCGATTATGACGGCGACACATCAACTACAAGATACTATATCGGAAAGCGAATCGGCGGGAATCCTGCCGACATGGGCTGGGAATCGCAATCTGTTAAATTAGTACCGATGAATGATCTACATAAATATCTTAATAGATCACGGGATAAACAAATAGCAACTGATTTAATAAACAAATTCAAAAAGTAAAATAATAAATGGCAAATAATCTAAATGTAGCAAACGTAGATTTTGATCAGATAAAGTCTGCATACAAATCATATCTAAAAGCAAACTCAATCATAACCGACATGGACTATGAAGGGTCTGCTATAAACACTATATTAGATATATTGTCATACAACACATTTTATAACGCGGTTTATCTTAATAATGTGTCTAATGAAATGTTCATTGACTCCGCACAATTAAGAAGCAGTGTAGTTTCATTAGCCAATTACCTATCATACACACCGAAATCATATACCTGTTCAAGAGTTTTTGGAACATTAGTAATAACGCCGGCGGCAAAAACTACAGATACAATATTGATTCCAGCCGGGTATAAGATAATAACAAAAATTGATAACACAATATACACATTTCAAACAATGCAGACAAACATAGCCGCATGGAATGTCGATCACTATGAGGCGAATGTCACATTTTATGAGGGTAAATTTGTAACTAACACATGGATTGTTAACACAACAAATTTAGATCAAGAATTTGTTATTCAAAATAAAAATATAGACACAGATACAATTCAAGTTAGTGTCATCACAAACGGAAATAATCTATTATTTACAAAATTCAGTGACTTTTCTAATGTATCTGCAACTACAAATTTATATTTTATAAAAGAGAATGATTTAGGGTTTTATCAATTAGATTTCGGCGACGGGTACACAGGAAGAAAATTAAGCAACAATGATATAATACAAGCTCAATATCTTGCGTGTTCCGGACCGATACCAAACGGGGCATCGACGTTTTCTACCCAAACATCAATATCCGGAATATCTAATGTAGTATTCATTCCGGCTGATCCCGCATACGGCGGATCATATAATGAATCAATAGAATCAATAAGAACAAAATCCGTTAAATCATTTTCTACCCAAAACAGACTTGTGTCATATGAAGATTATGAATCCGCCGTGTTGTCAAAATATCAATTTGTTGAATCGGTATCAACTTGGGGCGGGGAAGATAATGAGCCGCCGATGTACGGTAGAGTATTCTTATCAATAAAACCCGTTTCTGGATTTGTTTTAAGCAACACACAAAAAGAAGATATAAAGTCGTTCATAACATCAAAAAATGTTGCTACAATAATACCGGAGTTTACTGATCCGGATTACATATTCATGAAAGTAATTTCTGATGTTAGATATGATTCATCAAAAACATCAATTAGCGAATCTATAATATCTACATTAGCAAAAAATTCAATACTTGATTATTTTGACAATGATTTGGAAAAGTTTGACGCCAACTTTAGATATTCTAGGTTGATAGAAAAAATAGATAATTCATATGTTGCAATAGTATCAAATATAACAAGTGTGAAGATAGGAAAATATATCAACATTGTGTATAATCAAGCGGTCAATTATGACGTAATACTAAACTATGCTATAATTAAAGATTCATTAGAAATATCCCCGGTGATGATATCTGGTCATTCTAGTCAAATATTTTTCGAGATTTCAGATACAGATAACGCAGCAGTGTCTAGTATAAAAACATTTGAATTCGTTGGGTCTGTAAAACAATATCTGAATAAAGTTGGGACCGTTCACTGGGAAACCGGGAATATATCAATACCGGAACTTAATATAACACAGTCCACACAAGAATTTAAGATATTCGCATCGCCGATTGAAAATGATATTATAGTTAATAAGAACAAAATATTATCTATTAAAGATCAAGATATAACAATAACAACAAATTCAATATGACAAGAAGAATAGATACAAAAACTAGCGTTATATTAAATAGACAAATTCCGGAATTTGTCAGAGAGAATTTTGATTTGTTTGTTAATTTTATGAAGCAATATTACGACTGGATGGACTCCGATGGAAACGCGGATAACAGAATAAAAAAATTAATAGATCAAAGACAATTTGTGTACGCAAATGATCCGTATGCCGATCATTTACTTAATGACTTCTTAGTAAATGTACCAAAGAATTTAAGAATAAATTATGATTTACTAATAAGAAACATAAAATCATTTTATGCGTCTAAGGGCACTGAAGCAGCAATAAAGTATTTTTTTAATATATTCAGAAGTCTTAGTACATCATTTGGGTTTTACATATCATATTCCGGTGAACCGCCAACGATAATAGGAAAAACATTTACCGGTAACAAATCCGGAAGTAAATTAAAAATAATAACTGCGACGGTTGTAGATGAATCAAATATATTTGTAAATGTTGAGTTGTTGAATTATATATTCCCGGAGCGCGGGGATATTATAACAAATTATGTTGACGCAAATGAACACTATGAAACAAATATAACGAATTTCAACATTGATATATCATATCCGAAAACAAGAATATTAAGATCATCAAACGGAAATTGGAAAAATTCTTCAGTAATAGTAATTAAGACTCAACAAGAAACAAATTTTTCCGGAAAACCATTCACGTCATCAATAAACAACAACATAGGATTTATTGATACACAAAATTTAATAAAGACAAATACAAATTATTACTATGAATTGAAGGTATCATTTAATTCATTCACATCCTGGTCCGACTCAGAAAATATAATAGTTGATAATATTGAATATGAATGTTCAACGGTGTGCTCCGATACTAACATAATATCCGGCGGGTCGAACTATTCTATAGGTGATGAGTTTGACATTAAAGATTCCGGCGGGGTTGTTGGAAAGTTAAGAGTAAAGTCAACAACAAGATCGAAAGTTACTAAATTTAAAGTCTTATACGGCGGGTATGATTATGCAATAGGGGATGAATTGATAATAGGCGATAATTTAGGACTCGCAACAGTAACAGAATTGGGGGCATTAAACTCAATAGCATCTGTTAAAATAATATATAGCAACCCTTGGATATCAGAATTTCAAAAATGCACGATATCATCACAATCGGGGTATGATGCGGATATATTATTTTATTCAGACGACATAGGAAAAATAAAAGAACTTGAAATACTGGATTCAGGAACCGACATAATACCGGAGAATTGCTTTGTTGATGTTCCGGCGCGGGACTCTGAATATATACCTGCGGATATAGCAATAACCGCATCAACTCTAAAATATACAAACCCCGGCTTCATTTCTGATTCTGGATTTTTAGATGCATCGGACAAACTACAAGACAATTTTTATTTTCAAGACTACTCTTATGTAATAAAATCGGATACAAAGATAGATTATTCTGCACTTATGCCGATTTATAAAAAATTAGTTCATCCCGCCGGAACTAAAGTGTTTTTCACATCAGTAAATAATACTGAATCAACATTGATACCGTCAAAATTAAAAATTAAATCACTGGCGTCAATAAAGACAATAATATTGTTTTCATACGGATATAAAAGAATTTTTGATAATGTTGATTATGAATCAACATTCAAAAACACTTCTAATTTTAGAGTTGCTGTTACAAGTACAGACATAGGGACACTTCCAAAGATAATTGTCACAAATCAATATCTATATCTTAATAACAGTGATACTATAAACACAATTACAAATACCGCTCCGACAATGCACAAATATTCCATGCAACCCGGACACAAAGAAACTATTATAAATACAATATAACAATTTTAGGAACCTTAAAATGGCCGGATATATAACAACAGCATGTCGCGTATATAATGCACAACAATTTATATCTAAATTTGCAACAGACAATAACGTGTATTTTTACATAGGAAAACAATTGCCGTGGAATAACGATTCAATTCCAGACGACCCAACGGATTCCGTTTCTGTTCAATATTCAACTTGGAAAGATATATTAGCACTTAAAAAGATTGATGCCAGCAATATAACCCACGCAATACAAAGAATTGATTGGGTATCAGGAACGGTATACAATCAATATGATGACACAGATTCACAACTACAGATAAAAAATTTCTATGTGATAAATAGCACAAAACAAGTATTTAAGTGTTTAAATAACAAAACGACACTAATCGGTGGAAGTTTCGTTGCCGGCGCAAGTACAGTTCAACCGGTTTATAATACTTCATTACCTAGCACAACTATATTTACAACCGTTGACGGATACACTTGGAAATATTTATACACAATATCGAGTGATGATGCTAATAAATTTATGTCATCTAATTGGGCACCAATATATAACACTGACAATTCTTTATACTTGTCAACCGGTATATATTCAATACGACTAAACTCTGTCGGGGCCGGGTATTTGAGTGTTCCAACTGTTACAATAACCGGAGACGGCGCCGGCGCGACAGCAACAGCAATCGTGTCTGGCGGGCAAATAACTAGAATAGATATAACATCGCCCGGTAGCGGATATACTTGGGCAAATGTCACAATAACCGGAAGCAGCACAACACAAGCATCTGCTAGGGCGATAATTTGTCCGCCACTAGGACACGGAACCAATCCGGCAAAGGAGTTGTTTGCATATTATGTAATACTTAATACTGCACTGCAATACGGGGAATCCGGTGTGTTCCCTACATTTAATGATTACAGAAGAATTGGATTAATAAAAAATCCTCTAAACACATCAAATGCGCTAGCTACCGGCTCATTATATAACATGGTATACCGGGTAACGTGCACCGGGACCGGTATATTAAATCAAGATGATGCAATAACTTGGCCCGGTGGATCAGCTAATGTTTTGAATTTTAATAATTCTATCAGCACAGCAATATCAATAACACTAGGAAATGTATTTGGGGCTTCGTTAATAAACGGCACCGTAATAACAAACGGCACATATTCATTTACAATAACCGCAATTAATGATAGCCCGGATTTAAAGATTTCTACCGGGGAAATAATATATACAGAAAATTTGACTCCAATAGTTAGGCGTTCTGATCAACAAGAAATTTTTAATATAGTATTAGAATTTTAAGGTAATAGTAATGTCATTATTAAAAGTAAACACAATACAATCGCTTACCGGCGGGTCTGTTACAGCGGATATATTAAAATCAATAAAAACTATAGAGTCGTTTGCCGAATTATCAACAACAGCCGGAACGCCCGACTATATAGTGTATATGAAAGGATATTATGCGAACTCAACATCCGGCGGCGGTCTATTTAAATACAATTCATCTAGGGCCGGCGAAAACGATTCAGGGACCATTGTAAACGGATGGGAAAGAATATTCGGAGACCGCGATGATCTATCATTTCAAATGTTCGGCGCAAAATGCGACGGTGTGACTAATGACACAGTTGCATTTGGAAATGCAATTACATCGGCGCTAACTCAGCACAAAGACATTGTGCTATACAACACACTATTACTATCGGCGGGCGCAACTGTGTCTAACATTCCGTCCATAATAGGAATGGGGGACTCTGCACAAATAAAAACCGGCACCGGCACCCTAACTATATCCGGATCAGTTGGGAACACAACCAACAGCAAAATATCAAACATAAAATTTACTGCAACATCGTCAACAACCGCATTAGAAATAATAGAGCAAACCGGATTACAAATATCCGGATGTATATTTGATACTGCAGCAATAGGTATTCTTCTACACAATAAAAATACAAACAATAAAACCGATAATGTTGTTATATCGGACACAAAATTTACTGCCAATTGTATTTGCCCGTTAACGTATAGAAAAACCTCCGGCACATCAACATTTATAGCATCCGGTCTTAGAAATTGTTATATAACGACCCCGAGTACCGGCACAATAAAATCTATAAAAATAGATTCCGGGTGCTCGGTAACAAATTGTCCGCTGTCAATTACATACATATCCAATTCTACCGGAAGCACATCAATAATATACAGCGACGAATTAACTAACGTCCATACTTTCTACGGAACATTGCAAATAATTATAAATGCTGGTTCTTTAGTGTTGGGGACTTCGAGTTTTTCTAATTTAATAGAATATACCGGAAGTGTAGTTTCACAAAATTCAACTGCATTCTCTGCGCTTCACGTTAGTCTATATTCAATGTATAAGACAAAACAAGACGGTGGATACAAAAACAAAGTAATAAACGGCGACTTTGATATCTGGCAGCGCGGGTTTTCATCAGCATCATCCAGCACGCCACGATACTTGGCCGATAAATGGACAGCGTATCCGTCCGGCACATCAGTTTCTGTATCCGCACAAGCATTTATAATAGGACAAACCGCGGTGCCCGGAAACCCAAGCAAATATCATAGGTGTGTGGTTTCTTCTGTCGCCGGAGCCGAAAATTATATGTTGTTAACACAGGGGATAGAATCGGCAACGACGCTATCTAACAGCATCGCGACAGCATCATTTTGGGCAAAGGCCAATGGTGTTAAAAAGATTGCAATTGAGTTAGTGCAGGATTTCGGCCCGAGCGGCAGCACAGCCGTTGTCGGGATAGGTAGCACTGCGTTCACGTTATCAACATCTTGGCAATATTTTACTGTAACTATGTTTGTACCGTCGGTTTCAGGAAAGGCCATAGATAGCAGCGGTGGCGCACTTCGGATTGGATTCTGGTTAGATGCCGGAAGTACATATGCCGCACGCGCGGCTAATATAGGACAACAAAGCGGAACCTTTGACATTGCACAAATACAACTAGAAGCGGGTAATATTGCTACACAATTTGAACAGAGGCCAATCGCACAAGAACTTGCACTGTGTCAACGGTATTATCAAGCCCTTGTCGGCGCGAGTGTATATAATTCAACCGCATCAACACAGATAATTTCATCGACAACGGCATTTACAACACAAATGCGCGTCGCCCCGACGGTTGCTAGTGTTGACCTCGGCACCGTATCGCAAATTACCCCGAATGGTGTCACTACATTTAACTCAACTGCCGGCGGCTGTTGGTACAGCCCCGGAAACATATCCGTATCCGCCGACATATAAAAAATCTTTCATCGGTCCCTTGACGGAAACGCCCCTACAGTGTATAGTGTAGGGGCGTTTCGCATTTCATCAATCGGGGGGGTATTACACAATGCGCATCATCAGTTCGTTCAAAGACTTTTATGATTTCGGCAGTTGCTACGGAATTGATCCAAACATCATATATCATCGTGTCACATCGCAAGAATCATGGCACTGTAAGAATGAACGCATTGCTAAAAAGTTAAACAGGAAGTATATTAAGCGATTTGGTGAAAATAGTAAGGACATAACTGTATTTCGTGTCGGGTATATGATCATCTGTGATGATGTATATCCGGTCATTTATAAACAATTTTACAACAAATATGATGTTAATCAATTGAGTGTTAGCTTTGATGTTAAAGAAAAACTCAAAGAAATATACTCAACAAATCAAGAACTCTGGTTCATCCGCTCATTGGATGTTTTAATGTCTGAAATTGATGAAGTCATCAATCACATTTCAACACTAAAGCTCACTAACGAAAAGTCGCCGGTAATGTTTCTTAATTCCGCGGATTTTGTACTGACACACAATCCGCGACTTCTTGACTTCGGCGCGCAGCATCATTTAGATGCAAATAATCTATTTCAGAACATTTCAATGTTTATAGGAAAGATGATGAATAATCGTGAGTTGACAGAAATTGAAGATAAGTATAAGATTGCCGAGCGCGGATTTGATGATAAGTCGTTTCGCAACACAAATAATAGGATGAAATAATGCAAAGAAACAAACAGCGGGTATTTACCCCTAAAATTATGAATTGCTGGTGTGGTCAATCCGCGCGATGTGATGACTGGAATGAGGACTGGACATATTATGTAATGTGCAACGCAAATCACACAATTACAAAGCCGTGTGGGTCCGCACACCGAGCAATCTGTTTATGGAACAACAGACAACAGGAAAAACTAAATGAAACTGTGTAAGAATTGCAAACACCGTAAATCAGCAAGGTGGCATTATTTTTGTTATCATCCAGACGTTGTTGGACAAAACAAACTATCAGTTGTAGACGGGTCTGCCCTATATAAACATTGTAATATTATTCGTGGGAATAAAACCGGAAATAATAGCTATGCTGGTTTATG